CAAACAGACGGACTCGATAGTATCTAATGACATCTTCATACCTAATCATTCAGGAACTCATGACGCAGGGACGACAGGCACACCAACAGAAGATAGACACCTTGCCAATAAAAAATATGTTGATGATAAAGAGGTTGAGTCTTTCCCGACTTCCTTAACTGCCGGGAGCATCCCTTTTTCTGATGGCTTAACACTAGCACAAGACAACTCAAAATTATTCTGGGATAATGTTAATAAGAGATTAGGGATAGGGACAACTCCAAGTTATCCACTTCATTTATATAAAGGGGCAAGTGGGGCAACTGCCATCGCAGGGTTAGATACTTTTACCATAGAGGATGACGCAAATGCAGGGTTCACAATTTTAACACCTAACAATATGTTTTCAAGAATGGCTTTTGGTTCTCCAGCTGATGCTTTTGGTGCAAGACATGAATGGAAATATACTGATTTGGTTTTTAGAATGGGGACAGCAACGGAGGGAGGACAAACTTCTATTGAATATGGAAACAAGCAAGAGGGAATTAGAATAGATAATTTGGGGAGAGTAGGAATAGGAACAACATTACCAAAAAGAATATTAGAGATTAGAGACACAGCAGTACAAATTAATTATCGTTCGGATAACGGAGAGAGTACAATCATAAATCTTGGAGATGAAGCTGATGATAATATTGGAAGGCTTGAATATGATAATGGTACTAACTCGATGTCCTTTAGAACAAACACAAACGACGCTTTAACTATAGATAGTAGTGGAAATGTAGAGGTTGAGATTGGGAATTTAAAAGTTGCAAAAAAGATAAGCTCAGCGACGGCAACATTCAGCACAGAGGGACCGACAGATAACGTAGATGTATCAGGAGTAAATACTTTGTTTGTTGATACAAGTTCTAACGATGTTACGATTGGAGGATTTGCTGGGGGAGTTGCTGGACAATATCTCCACGTAGTCCATCACAAAATAGGAAACGATTGCAAGTTAGAACATTTAGAGGGCGGGGGAAGTCAAGATTTATATCTTCACGATGCCTCAGATGAAACTTTAGATAGTTATGGCGGATGGACTTTAGTTTGTGATGGTTCTGATTGGTATGATGTAAGTCATGCGAAACACGTATAAACCCTAATCACCTCTTATATTTACTGGCGGGTCTTTGCGGTTCCGTTGGGAGAGCTCGGTATGGGGGGGCGTAAATCCCCCCTTCTTAATTATGAATAGCAAACAGCGACGACAAATAAAAAGAGAAGGATTGATTAAGAAACTCAATAATATAATAATAAAAAGAAAATTAGAGGGTGCAAGTAACAGCGTCGAGGAAATGAATGATTTTTGCCCATTGATTTATGAAAACTGCAGGAATGAGAAACAAGAATATTCTTGGTTATGTTTTGGAAGATATGAAAGTTGTCCTTATTATAAGAACCGAAAGGTTTAAGTAGTCATATATATATATATATGCATGGTAACAATACAATTCACAATCGACAAAGAACTTTATGAGAAGGTAACTGGATTGAAGTCTCGGAAGACATGGTCTTGGGAAGATTGCGTTAGAGAATTATTAAAGAGGTGTAAAAAATGAAGATTAAACATAAGTGTAAAATCTGTAAAAAAGAGTCAAAGGCTTGTGAAAAATTGTTTAAGTATTATAAAGAAAGGTCTGAGGATTTTAAGAAACTGTCTGAATATTACGCGAAAAAATGTAGGTGTGGAAAATGAAAATGAAACATAAGTGTGAAGAATGTAAAAAGAGGTCTGAGTATTATAAAAAAAGGTCTGAGTATTTTAAAGAAGAGTCTGAATATTATAAAGAATTGTCTGAATATTGTAAAAAAGAGTCTGAGTATTATAAAGAAGAGTCTGAATATTGTAAAAAAAGGTCTAAATATTATGCGGAAGAATGTAGGTGTGGACGATGAAAATTAAACATAAGTGTAAAATCTGTAAAAAAGAGTCAAAGGCTTGTGAAAAATTGTTTAAGTATTATAAAGAAAGGTCTGAGGATTTTAAAGAAGAGTCTGAGGATTTTAAGAAACTGTCTGAATATTACGCGAAAAAATGTAGGTGTGGAAAATGAAATTTGAAATATTGAAAGGAGGTAAAGATGGAAAAAATAAAGATTAATAAACTAGACCAAAGAGGAACTATGCTTATTGTAGGTATTGAAGGGCGAGAAGACCACACAATGCAAACAGGCTGGCAGGCTCAAGAGGTTGATTACTTTATGAAAGATGTTGAAGTTGGGGGGACTGTGAGTTGTACTTTGTACGACAAGCCCGATAAAAACAATTCTTCTAAGGTGTATCATAACATCAAGGACGTAGATTTTGATAGTGCTGTGAAGTGGAACGGAGTACATCAGGAAGCTCCCGAATCAGTGAGTGATACAAGTCTTATGTCTGCTAAAGATATAAATATCACGTCTCAATGTCTAACTAAGTGCTATGGCTACGGTTCAGATAGAACCCCACAGGAAATATTGGACGCTTATCGGTTCTTCGTTCTTGCATTTGAAAAGGGAGAATGAATGGGAAAATTAACCAAGCGTATGCGAAAGCGAAAGAACTATGCGCGAGATTATTGCCGAGACAGAAATACATTGAGAAAGTCTCAATGCCTAAAGGAGTCCAAGTATTCTACTGATGGAAAAGGAATATTTAACCAAGCAGATAAGGGAAGTGAAGAAGATGTTGATGAAAGCACATAGTACTCTTTGGGAACTGGAATCATATATACAAGCAGATAAAGATTAAATTAATTTGCCCCTATGTTTGAGGGGTGTTATTAAAGGAAACAGGACTTTCCTTTAATAACATGAACTCTTATTAAAGAGTTCTTTCATAGTTCATACTTACGGGTAATTATGGCTAGGGGAAAGGACGTGCCAGCCCCACCCGTATCATAGTCATCGAGGGATGGTCTTAAATGACTAGTGGTTCCTCATTGATTGCACACGAGCATTGGTGCTTGAGGACGGAGTAGATATACTCGGTATCCAGACAAGTAGGTTCGAATCCTGCCGTGTTGCATTGGGGTGTACTACTCTGCCCCATAATCAGAGCAGTTCAGGTGGAAGACTGATGACTTAGTGAAAGGACTTTGACACTGGGAAAGACTAGAAGCACATGGTGGGGTAATACCTGCCGTGTGCATTGGGGTTGTACAGCCCCGTAGTGAGTAGTTTAAATCTGAGGAATCAGACGAAAGGGTAAAACAGGCGTAGCCGAAGTTCTTGGTTCGAGTCCAAGCCACTACTGACACTGGGAAAGACTAGGATGTGGGTGACGGTCCAAGCACTGAAGCCCACATTTTATAATCGTAATAAAGAAGTGTTTAAGATGTAAAAGGGAGAGGTTGCATTATGCTAAGGGCATGTGTATAAGTTGTTATCAGTATGTTAGGAAGCAAGAGCGGGAGAAGTTAGCTAAACGCCAGTAGGTGTTCTCACATCAACGCAAGGCTTATTAAGTTATCTTACTATAGAAATCTGTGATTTCTACCCGGAATACGTCGGAATACGTCTGGTTGATGTACCTCAGTTTAGGGCTAAGCCATAACAATTAAGCTGAGGGGGAAAGCTCAGCTTACTTCTTAAGCCTTGCCTAATCTATACCACTCACTATCGTTCGTTAGCCCGCAAGCTTAGCTTGCTCTTAAATAAGCCTAAAAGTTAGCCAGTTTAGCTTAACTAAACGTGTCTAACTTAGCTAATTAGCTGTTATTCTTAAGTTTTGGGAGTATTGCCACTCCCCCAACCCCCTCTCAAGAGGGGGCTCCACCAAAAGCCCACCCGGGGAGGGGACACCACCGGACTCCCACCCGGGGACACTCGCTCGCCTCGGCTCGCTCGCCCAGCCCAGCCCATCTATGATGTTTTATGCGATTATTGGTGTTGTTTTGTTTTTTTATATGTAGGACTCAAGAGAAAATAATATAATTTCCTATGGAACGTGTGGAACTTCGGGAAATATAATTAATAATAATCATACATATGTATGTATGTATGTATGTATGATTTTTTTCCTAAGGAATTTCAATTTGTCGAAGAGGAACATTTATAAAGGATACATATGTATATAATATGTATGAGAATTGCAAGAACATTCACCCTCGATGAAGATTTAATAAAGAAACTTAATAAATCAGGAAAGAATCGTTCAGAATTACTAAATATGATTCTGAGGGAATATTTTGACAAGAAGGATATACTGCAAATGGATAAGGTACAACTAAAAAAAGAATTGGAAAAAATCAAAGCGAAGAAGGAATATGAAAAAAAATTGAAGGAGATACAAAATGAGTGATGATGAATTAATATTGGAAAGATTAGAAATGCTGAGTAAGCGAGATGACAAATTAGAAAAAGAAACTGAGAGATTGAAAGAGTTGGCGAAACTCCCATTTTGGAAAAGAATACAAGCAAAAGAAAACGAAAGCCAAATAAAGAGAGTACACGAAACTCAAAAATCAACCTTCGAGAGAATTTGCAGAAGGGATAAAATTCATAAGGAAGATTGGAAGGATGAGTTTTGTTTATTTTGGGATGGCTTCCTTAAAGGAGAATTTAAAAGTATTAATCAATACCTAAAGAGGAAGAACCATGCCAAATAAAATATTAATATTCAACACAATATTCTACATAACAACATTTGGGATTTATTTAGGAATAAAACTATGGAGCACGTAAATGATACCCTCAAAAAAATCAAAGAAGAAAGGGAAAAACTCGATACCTACGCTGAATCAATTAGAATCGGAATTAGAATCTTTCGGGAAATTAACGAAACAATCGAAGCCTTCGTTAAAAACGGAAATTCATTTATGGAATGCACCGAATGCGGTAGATTATGCAGAGACAAAACTGGGAATTAAATTAGATGATTGGCAAAAAGAATATATCCAACATGAAGGAAACACCGTTGTTAGGGCTGGTAGACAAAGCGGGAAAAGCTTTGCAGAATCCCTCCGTGTTGCTCTGTTTGCTCTACTCAATCCAAAAACATCGACGCTTATTATCGCTTCAGTGGATAGGCAGTCGGTCGAGCTTCTGGAAAAGGTCAAGGCGCAAATCATGGGTCTCGAAAAAAATCAAATTAAAGGAAGACCAACCTTTCATAAAATAGAATTGAAAAATGGAAGTAAAATTATGGCAGAACCCGCAGGACAGACAGGTTACGGTTTACGTGGATTTACTGTCCATAAACTTGTTGCTGATGAAGCTCACTATATCCCAGACGCCGTTTTTGTTGCTATTCGCCCTATGCTTGCTACAACTGGGGGGACTTTAGATTTACTTTCTACTCCAAGAGGGAATGAGGGATTTTTTTACGATTGTTTTCAAGCAGAAGACTTCCACAAGATACATATCATGTCCAAAGACTGCCCTAGAATTTCTGACGAATTCTTAGACCAAGAAAGGAAACGAATGACAAAATTAGAATACTGCCAAGAATACGAGGCGGAGTTCTTAGATTCATTACAACAATTCTTCTCCAGAGAATTAATAGAAAGTTGTTTTTCCGAAACAAGATTAATAACCCCAAGAAACTTCTTAGGTGTGGACTTTGCAGGGCATGGGGGCGACCCTAATGCCTTTACAAGCGTAGAAAATAAAAATAAAATGGTTTATGTCTTCAAAACAGAAACAACGGAAAACCAAAAAGCATGGGAAACGGTCAATAAAGTTATTCGGTTAAACGAACAACACAATTATAAGAAAATCGGGGTTGATGATGGGGGATTGGGCTCACCAATCTTAGACTATATGCTCACTCACAACTCCCTAAAACGAAAGGCAATAGGACTTAACAACGCCAAAAGGGAAATCGACGCAGACGGAAGAACAAAACAATTACAAGGATTAGAGATGTATTCCAATTTAAGAATTATGATGGAGCAAGGACTTATAAAGTTCTCACCAAAAAATGACGAACTCATAAGAAGTTTAACGAGTATTCAATATGTCGTCGATAAAGACACTAAAAACATCAAAATTCACGGAAAATACGACCATATCGTAGAGGCGTTAAAAAGGGCGACATGGTTAGTAAAAAGCAAAGGATTAAATATTATGGCTTTCTGTTAGAACTATGGCACACACAGGAATTTACGCAACCTCAGCGGAATGTATTTTTAAGATGGGGAATGGTTATGATAGTGTGAATGTTGATGAAGATAGAATTAATGAATTATGCTTACAATGTGAGAGTTTCATAAATGATTTATGTCGGAAGGTTTTCGCAGCTGATAGCACAGCCTTCACCGCCTTAGACGCAGGGAAAAAATATCTATTAACAGAAACAGTCTCGAATTTTGTCGGATTTTATGGAGCGGTGTATGATACTAAGGGTTATGGTTCACAAAGAGAACAAGAAAATATAATGAATACTTGTTGGGCGAGGTTCGTTCACTGCATAGGACTACTTAAATCACAGGAGACCGTAACGTTCATTAAATAATGGCAGACCAATTAATAACAGGAACCACACTTATTGAAGATAAAAGACATGAGTTCGGAAAAGTATGGAGCGCAATAGGAAAACAGTTTGATTTTGGTAATTCATCAGATACATACGAAGGAGATTGGGGAATTCTTATAAGCAAAAACCCGGCGGCGGGGGGTATGGCGATTTGTGGGGTTAATCTACCAGACGGCTCAGAAGTTAAGTCGTTTATAGTATATGGGAGCGAAAACGATTTAACTTGTAACTTAAAAAGACATCAACTATCTACGCGGAGTACAGAAGACACAATGGCATCAGCAAACATGAATACAGCAGATGAAACAATTAGCAACGAAAGAATTAATAATCACTTATATTCTTACTATATAGAAGTTGAAGAGATGGCGGCAACTGATGAAATTTGGGGAGCAAAAATAGTTTATGATTAAAATGGCACATGACTTTAAACGATACCCAGAACTGACGAACAACCAGATGAATCTCTATTACTTCCAAAGCCCACATAAACAAATAACGGAAGATTTCGACGCGAAAGTGGTTAAGGTTCACGATGGGGACACAATAAGAGTAAGTGTAGGATGGAGAGATTTTGATTTCCCTTTAAGAATTTCAAACATTATGGCGGCGGAACTCAACGAGGAAGGGGGAATGAGAAGTCGTAATCACCTCAGAGATTTGATTGAAAATAGAATTGTAGAAATCGTTTTAGATAAAAATAGAGTAGAGAAATGGGGGAGATTATTGGGGCAAATTAATCATAAGGGATTTGATATTGGAGAGCAGATGATAAGTGATGGCTTCGCTGTTGGCGTATGGAAAGAACAATTAGGAATTAAACCTTTAATGATAATGGATGTGATATAATGGGAGACTCAAAAATAGATTCAATGACGGTAGGGGCAGTTTCACACCCAGACTCATACACTGTAGACACAGATAGTTTAGACTCTCCGCAGAAAAACGCAGAAACGGAATGGATAAATAATAAATGGGGACAACAATTAGGTTACTTTACTAAAATCCCAGAACTAACAGCGACGATAAACGCAAAAGCAACATGGACTATCGGGAAAGGAATTAAGGCAGACGAAATCACTACAATGCTTCTCGACACAATAAAGGGGAATGGATTAGACACTTTCAACACAATTCTAGAGAACATGATAAGAACCTATTACATCGGGGGAGATGCTTATGCAGAAATAATCAGAGACGACGAAGGGAATTTATTAAATCTAAAATGTCTTAACTCGGGAAGAATAAAAATAATTGCAAATAAACAAGGGATTGTGATTAGATATGAGGATACATTAAAGGGAACGAATACAAAATTTAAACCAGAACAAATCTTTCACCTCTCACGAAATAGAATAGGTGACCAAATGCACGGAGTATCTGTGATTGATTCCGTAGAGGATATTATTTTGGCACGTAACGAATCAATCACAGATTACAAACAGGTAATGCATGACAATGTAACGCCTCGATGGAAATTCAAATTAAAGACAGACGACCCAACAGAAATCGCAGCCTATAAGGCGAAGATGGACACGGCAACTAAAACCGTATCATCAAATATTTACGAACCATTCGACGTTTCAGAATCAGAATTAATAACGGTTGCACCAAACGCCACACTAGACCCTAAGGTATGGATTGAAGCACAAGGCGACTTTTTCTACGAAGCGGTTGGTGTTCCGCAAATCATCCTAGGAGGGAGTGGCGAGTTTACTGAAGCGTCGGCTAAAATCGCTTACCTCGCCTTTCAACAAAACATCGAGGAAGAACAACTATTTATCGAGGAGCAAGTCCTAAATCAATTAAATCTAGTAATCGAGTTAGAGTTCCCAGCATCACTAGAGAATGAATTATTATCTGATAATAAAAAAGATGGGGATATGACAGAATCACAACCATCAGAGACTACGGCGGGAGAGGGACAATGATAGAAGAATATTTAGTCCAATATGGAGTCTTAGGATTGTGGACAGCATCGCTGATTATTGAAAGATACAGATGGCAAAAAGGAGTAACGGTTGCACTCAACAAATTAACTAAAGCAATCGAGGACAAGTTCTAATGGCAAAGAAAAAACTACCAAAATCCACAACAACACTAGAGGAAAGAAGGAAACAGATAGCGAGGACTGAGGCAAAATTGAAAGAAAAAGGAATCTCTCCACGAGGGGGGAAAGAGGTAGGCTCTGAGGAATATGCAGAAGAACATATAAAACAAAAACCAACAATACAACTTAATCCTCCAACGGGAAAAGACCCCGAAACAGGACTTATAACTTTAAATCAACCTCAACCAGAACCTACTACAAAGGACAAAGTCCTTTCTGTTTCTAAGGCTGTTGGGATTGGGGCAGCGATTGGGACTGGGGCGTTTCTTGCAGGGGGAGCGATTGCGGGAGCAGGGGCAACAAAGGCTACACAAGCGGCTATACAATCAGGATTCGCACAACAAATCACAGCACAGGGGGCTTCGGCGGTGTCTAAGGCGGGGATTGTTGGAAAAGTAATAACAAGTAAAGCGATAGGGACGGCAGGAAGTTTCATAACCAACCCAAAAACCATAGGACTAACCTCATCTTTTGTATCAAAAACTGGAATGTCTTTAACGACGGCAAGTATATTGGTAGGAATAATAGGGACATATCCTTTTGCGGGATTTATCAAAGAAGAAAGTCTACAAGCATTATCATTCGGAACGAAGGTAGCGATGGACTCTGGAGATTTGGAAGGGGCGCAGGAAGCAATAGACCAAGTAAACGAAATCCTAAATCCTACGGCATGGGAGAAAATTATTGGGGCAATACCTTTCGCGAACGTTGTTAAGAATGTTATAGACTTTTATCAGGCGGCGGCATTGAAGAATGATAACGACCAAGAAGCACTAGATATAAGAATACAAGAACAATCAGGAGAAAGGGAAACAGAATTTGCTCGTGAAAGAAGGGAGAGTGACGAAGCCTCTTTTGAAAGAAAGAGAGAATTTGGCGAAGAGGAAACAGCGAGATTTGAAGAAATAGAAGCAGAGAGGAAAGAAACAGATTTAGAAGAAATGCAATGGAAATCAAAATATTACGCACTAATCAGGGAAGGAAAAACTGAAGAAGCAGATGATATGTTAAAAGCAAGGGGATAGGGGCAAAATTACAACGCCTCTTATCTAGTAGGAGGCGCCGATAATTTCCAGAAGGTTTATAAAGAATGTTACGCTATATTATTATGTCCAATGAAACAACCGATGAGGGTAACACAGCAGGAAAGGAAGTTGATAAAGGCGTTACGACTCCTAAAAAGAATATTTCTGAATTTGATAAACTTAAAACGTCTAATGATGAAATGGAAAAAGAACTTATCAGAGGAAGGGAACTTAGGGAAGAAAATCAAAAACTCGCAGCGGAAAAAATGAGGGGCGGGACATCAATAGCGGGGCAAGAACAAGCAGAACCTAAAGAAGAAACCCCAAAAGAATATAGGGATAGAATTGATAAAGAAATCTCGGAAGGTAAACATAATGACTGAAGAAAAGGACGAAACATTTGAGATTATTTCTGAGAAAGAAAAGAAGTTGAGAGATGGTTTAGTAAAAGCAGAAACAGATTATATCTCCGCAGAAACTAATCTGGGAATATGCTCAGTATTAATAACATTCTATAAAGCCGAGATTAAGAAAGAGGCTGATAAGAATGCACGTTAGCTTTATTCCTTATGGCGAGCGAGGATGTGTTGAGAGATTATTGAGAGATATGGAAAGCCAAAAACATCTACTCCCCATGACAAAGGGAAAGAAGAAGCAAGGCGCATGGATTCCTGGGCAGATTAGAGACCTTCCGTTTGGAATAAAAGAGTATGTTTTTCCTAAAGAAAGTCTTGATAGGGTTTTGAGGACGTTAAATGCGGTTCAGGGTCACGATGAGTATGGGGTTGGTTTGAAAAAACTAATGTACCCTATGTTAAGGAAGATATTAAAACTAAAGAAAGTCCCAGAATACGAAAAGGGAGAGTTATATTTTTGGGGAAAGTTGTTTGTCAGTATTGTTGTTCTTGGAATAAGAGAAGATGGAGAATGTGTTGGGGAGTATATCGACGATAAGGGTTGGACGCATGAGGGCTTATGATGTGGGAGATACATTTCTACGCGATTTTGATGATTTGCATTAAACTTTATCAATTACGCAAAGAGGGAAAGATTTAAATAGTTATTCGGTTAAACGAATAGTATGACAAATGAAGCAGTATTAAAGGTTGAGACTCACCTTCCTATAAATTTTACGTGTTCTACTTTGGCGACTATCGAAAAGGGAGCAATCCTTAAGATGGCTGACCCTATGACAGCTTCTCTTTCTTCTTCTGCTAATCAAATTGTGGCGGGTATTGCACAATCAGAGAAACTCGGAGCAGATACAACACAAGATAGTATCGCAGTTTATCGAGGCGGAATCTTTAGAGTAACTTGTTCTGGGAGTGTTGGTGTTGGTGACCCTGTGACTACGGGAGCAACCGCGAACTATGTTGTTACTGCTACCGCAGACGACGAAAATATTTTAGGGATAATGTTAGAAGCTGGAACGGAAGGACAGACTAAATTAATGGAGCTTCGTCCTACGACGATGCAACTCGCATTATGGTAGCAACAGCAGGACAGGCATTGATTAGGGATATTGATATTACTAAAGGTGCACAGGCAGACTTCGAGGAAGCATTAATTTTTAAAAATCTTATTTCAAGTAGACCTTCTAAGTCGAGAGAGATTAAGTTTTGGACTAAGACTTCTGGTTATTTAACTCTCACTTCTCCAGCAAAATTAAGTAATATTGCTCCGGGTGCAAGTCCATTTGTAACAGAAACATCTTGGACAACAGAAACAAAATACACAATTAAGTATATGTTGGATTCTCCTATGATTAACATGGAAGATGAAAGTGATTCAGAGGTTCAGGTATTTAGAGATAATGCTAAGGACGTTGTTGAGAGTATTGCTAACGACCAAGACGCAGATATTTTTGATGTGTTCACAGAAAATCAATCAGTAGACCTTATTAACGGAGTAGCTGCGAATGCAACATGGGCGGCTGCATCAGGACAAGACCCTTTCGAGGACATCATGCAGGCGAAGATGGAAATAAGACAACAGACTAAGAGGAGTATTAGGAATGGAACACTATTGTTAAACGCACAAGGTGAGAAAGATTTGTTAGTATGGCTTGTATCTACTAAGGGTTCTTCGGTTCCAAACTTCGCAAGTGAAAAAGTCGGAAGTGGGACAATAGATAAGTTTGCAGGACTTAACGTTGTTGTTTCGGAAAACGTAACCGCTACGTTTGCAGTAGTTGGGGACTTTAAACAGGCTTGTGAATACAGAACATTCAAACCATTGCAGACATGGATAATCGCAGAGGAAGGGATTGGTAGGAAGATTAGAGTTTCTACGGATGGAGTTGCTATTCTAAAGAAACCTAAATATGTTGCCTTAATTACGGGGGTAGCATAATGTCAGAAGAAGGAAATAAAAAGCTCTATGCACATTATAAATCACGTGCAGAAGGAAGTTATAAATCTGGGAATACTGTGAGAAATGAACTTGTTAAGGCTGATGCAAAGAAACATTTAGCAGACCTAATCAAAAAGAATCCTTCTTTGGAAGTTAAGGAAGAACCTAAAGAAGAAACAAAACCTAAATCTAAGAAGGTAGCCTAATGGTAGAAAATGAGGCAGGCTCACCTACCGAGAACATTGGAACTTCTGGGGGAACTATCGGATTCTACGCTGCGACACCAGTCGCATTACAAACCAGCGTCGGTGTTTCTACTTTAGCAATTCATTCCGCACTAGTAAATTTGGGGTTGATAACCGCGTAAGATGGGAGCAGGGGCAACAGACGTTTCTATTGTGGAGAACCCAACCGCAGCAACAATTAAGACAGCATTAGACGCAGCAATTACAGCAACAAGTGCAGGTGCACGGGTAACAATTACCGCTCTCGGTATGGGGAAAGGTATATTAATAACAGCGATTGAGGTATAATATGACAAATCCTAATCAAGGAACGAAGGGGACAAAAGATATTTCTAAGTTAGATATTCCTTCGGGTATTGGGGACGTTCAGAATTTAGTCCCCGAAGAGTCTCATGTTCTTAGTAAAGAGAGAGTTGGGCTGGGGTTATAATGGCAAAGAGAAAGCGAGATAACAAAGGCAAGTTTATCAAACAGACGGACTCGATAGTATCTAATGACATCTTCATACCTAATCATTCAGGAACTCATGACGCAGGGACGACAGGCACACCAACAGAAGATAGACACCTTGCCAATAAAAAATATGTTGATGAT